TTAATGTAATGGCTGATGTCGCTTCCCTTGCCGTAGGGCTTCACCTCAATGCGGCTAACTTCAAAACGCAGCTTATCGGCGCGTATGGCGATGCTAACAAACAGTCGCGCCAGTTCAACCGACAGGCCCAGGATGATGCCAAAAAGACTGAAGAAGCCTACAAGCGCGTAACCTCCACGGTAAGCGGGCTGGCAGGTCGCATTGCCGGGCTGGCTGGCGTGGGTTTTTCGCTGGGTGCGATTATCCAGACTTCGCGCCAGTATTCGCAGGCATTGTCTGACCTGTCATCCATTACCGGTGCAACGGGTGACAAGCTTCGGGCGCTCGATCAGGCCGCGCAGCAGATGGGCCGGACCACAGAGTACAGTGCCAGCCAGGCGGTTGAAGCGCTGAAGCTGATGGCTTCGGCTAAGCCTGAACTGCTTGAAACGGCTGACGGGCTGCAAAAGGCCACCAACAGCGCACTCTTGTTAGCTCAGGCTGGCGGCAGTACGCTGCCTGATGCAACCCGCACGCTGGCGCTGTCACTTAACCAGTTCGGCGCAGGCGCTGAGCAGGCGGACCGTTACATTAACGTGCTGGCTGCTGGTGCCAAATTCGGTGCGTCTGAAATCAACGATACCGCCGCCGCGATTAAAAATGGCGGTGTGGCCGCAGCGCAGGCCGGGATCGGATTTGAAACGCTCAATGCTGCTATTCAGGTGCTGGCATCGCGTGAAATAAAAGGCGGTGAAGCGGGTACCGCGCTGCGTAACATCATCCTGAACCTTGAAAAAGGCACGGATAAGACGCTCAAGCCTTCGGTTGTGGGGCTGAGCAAAGCGCTGGAGAATCTGGCAGGCAAAAACATGTCTACGGCGCAGGCCGTTAAGCTGTTTGGCGTAGAGAACATCAACGCCGCCTCCATTCTTACCAGCAACCGCAGCAAACTTGATGAGCTGACCAAATCACTTACCGGCACACAGACGGCCCATGAGCAGGCCGCTGTCAGGGTTAATAATCTGAACGGCGATCTGATGGGGCTGACGAGTGCCTTTGAAGGATTGATCATCAAGGTCGGTCAGTCTGGTAATGGCCCTCTGCGTTCCGGCGTTCAGAGTATTACTGAGTCGGTTAACGCACTAGCCGACAACTTCAACACGGTTGCCTCAGTCGCGCTTTATACGCTGATTCCGGTCCTGTCTACCAAACTGACAGCCGGGCTAAGGGAAAGCGTCTCATCGTGGACCGCTAACGAACTGGCAGTCAGGAAAAGCGCATTACAGCAGGCCGAAATAGCCAGACAGACCATTGCAGCGGCACAGGCCACGCGGTCACAGGCTCAGGAAGAGGCCCGTTATCTTGGCACGCGCACAGCGGCAAACGCGGCAGCGGGCATCAATGTTGGCTATCAGAAAGAGCAGGTTGCGCTAAGTCGCACGATCAGAGAGTCGAGAATTGCCGAAGCAGCAGCCACCGAACGGCTGGCCGCGGCTAATTCACAGCTTTCCCTCAGTGCGCGGGCGGCATCGGTTGCTTCAGGGCTGGCGCGTGGCGCACTCTCGCTTATTGGTGGCCCCGTAGGTGCGGCCATGCTGGCCGGTTCTGCTGTGCTTTATTTTCATGAGCAGGCCAGGCAGGCCCGTCAGTCAGCGCTTGATTTGAAAGGCGCGGTAGTTGAAACAACAGCGGCATTGATGCAGCTCTCAGATGTGAAGTTGTCGGTTAAATTAGACGATTACACTGAGCAGTTGAACAACATCAATACGCAGCGTGAAAAAGTGAAAGATGAGCTGTCACGTTACAGCGATACGCGCATCAGCCTGGCTAAAAGTCGTGAAGGTTCATCGCTTGGATTTCTTTTCCCCTCTGCTGAAACGCTTGAAAAAGAAAAGCGCCAGCTAAAGGGGCAACTCGAAGACCTTGACTCAGCGGCATCAACAGCCAGAGACAACATCACTAACGCGACTAACGCCCGCTTCCTGGTGAAAACAGGCGTCGCAGACCGGGCGAAAGCCCTTCAGAGCGATATTCAGGCAGCGACTGCGGCGGCGGCTGATGCGGGTAAAGTTCAGTCGCCCTGGAGCGGCGAGGACCCTGCTAAGGCTGATAAAAAGGCCGCGCAGGCGCTTAAGCAGTTTAAGTCGCTGCGCAATGAGATAGAGCAGGCGCACGCTTCAAGCCTGGAAAAAATCAACCTTCAGGAAAAGGTATCTCAGGAAAAAATCCTGAAGGAGGCTAAAGCCTCTGGTGTAAGTCAGGCTGAAGTTCAGCGGGTGATGACGCTCAACGCGGCAAACTACCAGCGGCAACGTCAGGAACTTGCTGCGCAGTATTCTCCGGCCAAAGCGGTTATGCGTCAGGAGTCAGAGGCAAGCCGGGACCTTAAGCAGCTTTATGCCGCCCGCCTGATGACAGAGCAGGAGTATCAGTCAGCGCGTATCACTCTTGCGAACGACTCCGCTCAGAAGCTCATTCAGGCGCAGGCCAGCCGCACGGCAGCGCCGAAGCTGAACATAGCGGGTGAGGTTGACCCGGTTGCGCAGCTTCAGAATCAGCTTGTGCAGCAGCAGAGCCTTTACGATGCCTACTACGCCAACGGCAAACTTAATAAGGAAACCTATGAAGCGCTGATGCAGAAATCCTCACGGGATTCAGCAGATGCGCAGTATCAGGCGGCTCTTAATCTTTATGCCGGGCAGAGTGCGCTGAATAAAGGGATTGTGAGCCTGGCGGAAGCAGCGTCGGAGAGAGTGACTAACTCCCTGACAGGGTTACTTACTGGCACGCAGTCTTTTAAGGAGAGCATTTCTAACCTGTTTGCCTCGCTGGCGCAGAGCGTCATTAAAAGCCTGGTTGAAATGACCGCACAGGCGCTGCTCACCAAAACAGTGCTGTCATCCTTTATGAGCTCCGGCGGTTCCGCACTAGGTGCCGTCGGGTCAGGTGTGGCGGCATCGGCGGGCAGTACCGGCGCGATGGGCATGATTACCAGTTATCAGGGGTATGACAGTGGTGGCTTCACGGGTGTTGGTGGCAAGCACGATCCGGCGGGTGTGGTTCATAAAGGTGAATTCGTTTTCACTAAAGAGGCAACGGAGCGTATTGGCGTTTCAAACCTTTACGACATGATGCGCGGCTATGCTGACGGTGGCCTGGTTACTGCACCCACTGAGCGGCCTGTAGTGTCCGGCGCAGCGCGTTCTGGTGGCGGTACTCCGGTAATCAGTATTGGCGATACGGTTGTTCATATCAGCGGATCGTCTGACAGTGGTGACGCAGGGACTGAAAAAACTGCATCAGCCGCGAAACAGCTACAGGGAATAATCCGCAAAGAAGTTAATGACTGGGCTAAATCACAAATGACCCCGGGCGGGGTCCTCTACAACGGGCGGCAGTAAAAATGGCGACAGACACCTTTACTTGGGAAGTCAGGTTGCAGGCCAGTGAGCAGATTAACGTGGCAACCAATGCCGCGCAGTTTGGTGACGGTTACAAGCAGGTGTCCGGGCGAGGTATCAATGATGAGTCTGAAACCTGGTCGCTGACCTGCAATGGCAGGAAGGCTGTCATCGCTGAGCTGAGGTCATTTCTCAAATCACATGTTGCCAGCTCTTTCTGGTGGACCAATCCCTGGGGGGAGAAAAAGCTGTTCAGGGTAAAGGCTGATTCAATTAATCCCAAATTCATCAACGGTGATTTTGTGGAGATCACTTTTACCTTTGAACAGGCTTTTGCACCGTGACATGTCACGTTATTACAGGACGCTCAGGCGTCCTTTTTTTATGGGTGAAAAATGAGTTTTAATCAGGATGTACAGACGCTTGAGCCTGGCAGTCTGGTGCAGTTGATTGAAATTGACGGCACCGATTTTGGGCTTGATACCGTTCTTCGCTTTCACGCCTACAACATTGCCGCTGAAGGGTGGAAATCTTTTGCGGCTGAAAACCTGCCTTCAATCATCTGGCAGGGAAATGAGTACGATCCGCACCCCTACGAGCTGACCGGGGTTGAAATGACCAGCTCAGGGACGCAGCCGACACCAAAACTTTCAGTTGGAAACGTGGGTAACTACGTCACCGCGCTTTGCCTTCAGTTCGATGACCTGGTTAAGGCCAAAGTCAAAATACACACCACGATGGTGAAGTATCTGGATGCGGCCAACTGGACGGCGGGCAATGCCAGTGCCAACCCGCAGGAAGAACGCCTTCAGCTTTTTTACGTTAACGCAAAGACAGCAGAAACCCGCGTTCAGGTGGATTTTGAACTGTGTTCACCGTTCGATATTCAGAGCCTGCAGTTGCCATCCCGTCAGATAACGCCCGTCTGTACATGGTGCATGCGTGGCTGGTACCGGACGGGAACCGGCTGCGATTATGCTGGCAATCGTTATTTTTCGAAAGACGGCTCACCAACGTCAGACCCGTCAAAGGACGTGTGCGGTGGTCGCCCGGCAGACTGCAAGGCGCGGTTTGGCGATAACGAGCCGCTGCCTTTCGGGGGATTCCCTGCCGCCAACCTTCAGGGGAAATAGCGATGCGAAAAAAAATTATGGCGGCAATCACAGAGCATGTGGCCGCTGAGTATCCGAAAGAAGCCTGTGGGCTGGTGGTTCAGGCAGGCAGGGCTCAAATCTATATCCCCTGCAAAAATATGTCAGACAATCCAACCGAGCATTTTTCGATTTCGCCCGAAGAAAAGCGGGAGGCGGAAAAGCAGGGCACAGTACTGATGGTCATCCATTCACACCCCGACGTCCCGCAGCTCATCCCGTCTGAACGTGACCGGGTGCAGTGTGACTATTCCGGCGTTGAGTGGGGGATCATGTCCTGGCCGGACGGCGATTTCTGCACCATCAGTCCACGGGGAGAGCGGGAACTTGTCGGTCGCCAGTGGGTGTTGGGTTATGCCGACTGCTGGACGCTCATCATGGATTATTACCGTCAGGAGCACGGCATCACGCTCAATAACTGGTCGGTGGATTATGAATGGTGGGTGGGCGGCAAAGAAAACCGTTATGACGATAACTGGCTGGCTGAGGGCTTTATCGAAGTGCCACTCCAGAACATGCGCGAAGGCGACATGATCATGATGCGCATTCAGTCGCCTGTCACTAACCATGCGGCAATTTATCTGGGTAATAATCTCATCCTTCATCATAACTCGGGCAACCTATCCACGCGCGTTCCCTACGGTGATTACTGGCGTAACCGTACCGTCCGCGTGGTGCGGCGTAAGGAACTGAATGATGCTTAAAACAATGCGCTTAAAAGGGGTCATGGCGAAAAAATTTGGAAAAATTCATCGCTTTTACGTGGCAGATCTGCGTGAGCTTATCCGGGCCATGTGCTCACAGGTTCCGGGCTTTAAAAAGTACGTGTCCAACGCTCACCTCAACGGCGTGCGGTTCGCGTTTTTCAGCGGTAAAGAGAACATCGGGCTTCAGGAGTTCGATATGTCATCATCATCCGCAGAGTTTGAAATGGAGCCAGTCATCGAAGGCTCCAAGCGCGGCGGCACATTGCAAATTATTATTGGCGCTGTGGCGATAGTCGCCGCTTTTTTTACCGCTGGTGCATCACTGGCGGCTTATGGCGCGGCGCTCGGCACCGCAACGGCAACAGGTCTGGCTGTTGGCGCGCTGACCAGCCTCGGTATCAGTATGCTGCTCGGGGGCGTGGTTCAGATGCTGACGCCTCAGCCTAAATATGATGTTGGCGCTTCGTCCAGTAAAGACAACAAGCCAAATTATGCTTTCGGTGCGCCGGTGAACACTGTTGCAATGGGTTATCCCGTTCCGGTTCTTTATGGCGAGCGCGAGATAGGCGGCGCTGTCATCAGTGCAGGAAGTTTTACCAGCGATCAGCAATAAATTTTTGATTTCAACAGGCCACCTTCGGGTGGCTTTTTTATGGGTGAAATATGCGGCTTCTCGACGGTGTGACTATCCAGGGTAACAAAGGTGGCGGCGGTGGCAGTGCGCATACGCCTGTAGAACAGGCTGATGATCTGCTATCCATCGCAAAATTAAAAATGCTGCTGGCAATCTCCGAAGGTGAGATTCAGGGCGATTTAACCGCGCAGCAGATTTACCTGAACGACACACGCCTTGCTAATGATGACGGCACCTATAACTTTACAGGCGTAGTCTGGGACTGGCGCAAAGGGACTCAGGATCAGACCTACATTCAGGGTATGCCTGAAGTTGATAACGAGCTTTCAGTGGGCGTTACCGTGACGCAGTCTGTGCCGTGGACGCGCCAGTATAACAACCTGTGGCTGGATGCGGTGCGCATCAAACTCAGTCTCCCCATTCAGTATCAGTATAAAGACAACGGCGATATGGTTGGCACCGTCACGCAGTACGCCATCGATCTCTCGACGGATGGCGGCGGTTGGGTGCAGGTCGTTGACGGAAGCTTTAATGGCAAAACCACGTCTGAATATCAGCGCGATCACCGCATATCGCTTCCAAGGGCAACCAGTGGCTGGGCCATACGGGTTCGGCGCATTACTGCTGATTCAAACTCCCAAAAGCTGATTAATGCCTTCAAAGTCTTTTCTTTTGCTGAAGTCATCGACAGCAAGCTGCGCTATCCGAATACCGCGCTGCTCTATATTGAGGTAGACGCCAGTCAGTTTAATGGCCAGGCACCTAAAATTACCTGTAAGCCAAAAGGTAAGCTGGTTCGCGTGCCGGCGACCTACGACCCGGTAAGTCGCAGCTATAACGGATCATGGCAGGGTGATTTCAAATACGCCTATACCAACAACCCCGCATGGATTTTTTACGATCTGGTTCTGGACAAGATTTATGGTATGGGAACCCGTGTCGATGTATCCATGATTGACAAGTGGGAACTGTACGCCATCGCCCAGTATTGTGATCAGCTCGTGCCGAACGGCGCAGGCGGTACCGAACCACGATTTACCTGTAACGTTTTCATCCAGAGCCAGCAGGACGCATATACTGTTCTTAAGGACATAGCTGCAGTTTTTCGGGGAATTACCTTCTGGGGTAACAATCAGGTTTTCGTCAATGCTGACGTTCCGCAGACAGACTCAGCAGGCAACGTTGATGTGGATTTCGTTTATCACGCGTCAAACGTGATTGATGGTCTTTTCAGCTACGCTGGGGGCAGCTACAAGAACCGCTACACGTCCTGTCAGGTGAGCTGGTCAGACCCGATTAACCATTATTCGGATACGGTTGAGGGCGTTTACGATTCCGATCTGGTGCAGCGCTATGGCGTGCGGGAAATGAGCCTGACGGCGATTGGCTGCACTTCCCAGAGCGAAGCTCACCGGCGAGGACGCTGGGCCATTCTGTCTAACGCCAAAGATGGCACGGTGTCATTCGGTGTTGGCCTGGAAGGTTACATTCCTGTACCCGCACAGATCATCGGTGTAGCAGACCCTTTTAAAAGCGGAAAACAAAACGGTGGCCGGCTGAGTTCCGTTAACGGGCGCAATTTCACTCTTGATCGTGCTATTGATTATGCGCCCGGCGACAGGCTCTTGCTTAACCTGCCTGACGGTACTGCGCAGACGCGTACGATTTCAGGCATCAGCGCTGACAAAAAAACGGTCACGGTGTCCACCTCATTCAAAATGGACCCTGTAGCAGGAGCGGTATGGGCTATTGACAGCGACAGACTGGCTATTCAGTACTTCCGTGTTACCTCGGTTTCCAGCAATGACGATGGCACGTTCACTGTCGCGGGCGTCCAGCATGACCCGAACAAGTATCGCTACATTGATGACGGTGTGCGCATTGAGCCAGCGCCAATTACTGTAACGCCCATCAACGTTCTGAAGGCCCCGGCCAACATTAAGCTGGAAGAGGTCAGCTACGTCGAGCAGGGCCTGTCTGTGGCTTCAATGCAGGCGACATGGGACAGGGTTGAAGGTGCTGTCAGTTACGTGGCGCAGTGGCGCAAGGATAAAGGCGACTGGGTTAACGTCAGCCAGACCAGCGCTCAGGGCTTAAGCATTCGCGGCATCTATACGGGCGTTTACGATGTCAGGGTAAGAGCGGTCAATGCTGCTGAAGTGTCATCACCATGGGGATATGCAGACTCCACAGCGCTGACGGGAAAAGTCGGTAAGCCCGGCACCCCCGTCAACCTGATGACCACAGATAACGTTGTATGGGCTATTGATGTTACATGGGGTTTTCCTGACGGTTCTGGCGATACGGCTTACACCGAAATTCAGGTTGCCACAACCGCTGATGGACAGAATCCGCAGTTCCTTGCCTACGTTCCTTATCCGGGTGTCAGCTATCAGCACGGCCCTATGCCGGCTGGCGTTCGCCGCTGGTACAGAGCACGGCTGGTGGATAAAATCGGGAATACCGGAGACTGGACAGAGTTTACTGAGGGGGCTAGTAATTCCAACGCCAACGACCTGCTGGGCGATGTTGTCGAGGATTTCCTGACCTCACCGGACGGAAAAGAGCTGCTGAAGCCGCTCCAGACCGATCCTAAGGCAATCCTGCAGGACATACTGGCAAACTACGACACCATTAACCAGAACTGGGCTCAGTACGGAGAAAACCGCGCCGGGATAATACAGGCTCAGAAAGTTGCAGCGGATGCGAATTCCTCTGTCGCTCAGCTGGAAACCGATGTTACTGCCAGTTTCAACGATATTAATTCAGCGCTGGAGGAGAAATTAACAGCCTATGCAGATGCCTCTGGTGGCTCTGCAATTTATACAATGAAGGCTGGTGTAAAATATGCTGGGGTCAATTATGATGCGGGACTTTCAGTTGCGGTTACCGTAAATGGAACATCTATAGACACTCGAGTAGC